AAGCGGGCTGTGGAACGGTGCTGTCCTGAAGCTCGCGCCAAGCGTCGAGACTACGATCTGCGTCGCTGCTACGGCATCGACAGTGCCGAGTACGCGACCATGCTGGAGCTACAGGGCGGGGAGTGCCGAGTGTGCGGCGCACCCGATCTAGTTGGCGGCAAGCACCTCGCCGTCGATCACTGTCACAAGACAGGAGAAGTGCGTGGGTTGCTGTGCGACCAGTGCAATGTTGGTCTGGGTAAGTTCCTAGACGACCCCGCCCTCCTACGCGCCGCCCTAGACTACCTACTAGAATAACCAATGAAAATCCCCGCCGACCACCCCGCCAGAGACTTCAAGGTCTTCGCTGGCCGCATCTGGAAGCACCTCAACCTACCCCCTCTGACGCCGGTCCAGCGAGACATATGCGACTGGATGCAGCACGGCGGTAAACGGAACCAGACCCACGCCTTCCGGGGGGTCGGTAAATCCTACCTGTGCTCCGCCTACGTTCTGTGGAGCCTGTTCGTGAACCCCGAGGAGAAGTGCCTCGTCATCTCGGCCTCGAAGGAGCGTGCGGACTCGTTCGTGAAGTTCTCTCGACGCCTCATCGACGAGGTGCCCTTCCTCCAGCACCTGATCCCTGACAGGAACCGGGGCGACCGGGACTCCAACATCTCCTTCGACGTTGGTGCAGCCACCGCAGGGGCGCACAGCCCCTCCGTGAAGGCAGCGGGCATTACCGGCCAGATCACCGGAGCCCGTGGCTCCCTCATTGTCCTCGATGACGTTGAGGTGCCCGCCAACTCCGCCACGCCCCAGATGCGTGAGAAGCTCTCTGAGAGCATCAAGGAGATCGACGCTATTCTCCTGCCGGAGTCCAAGGAGCTGTCCGTGGACCCCCGTGTGCGGATCCTGGGGACACCCCAGAGCATGGAGACGATCTATGCGACCCTCGAGGAGCGCGGCTACACGACCCGCGTGTGGCCCGTGCAGGTCCCCGAGGAGCACACCACGGAGGGCTACCACGGCAACCTGGCCCCTATGGTCCAGAAGATGATCGACGACGGGGAGCCTGCGGGGGAGCCCGTGGAGCCCTCGCGATTCCCCCGGCACGACATTGCGGAGCGTAGGCTCTCCTATGGAACGCTGGGGTTCATGCTTCAATTCATGCTCTCCACGGCCCTCTCGGATGCCGAGAAGTTCCCGCTGAAGACCAAGGACCTCATCGTGGCCCCGTTCCAGACGGAGACGGCCCGGCAGGTCTACGTCCACTCCAACCACCCCCAGTACCGCCTCAAGGAACAGCCCAACGTGGGCATGAACGGGGACGGGTTCTTCGCGCCTGCGGAGGCCGTGGGCGACTGGGCCAAGTTCGACAAGACCATCGTCGCGGTGGACCCCTCGGCCCGTGGTCGCGACGAGACCGCCGTGGTCTCCATGAGCTCCCTCGGGGGCCAGTTGTTCCTGCACAGGTCCTTCGGGCTCCTCTCGGGCTACGGCCCCGAGACCCTCATGGCTATCGCGCAGGAGGCCCGGCGGGTCTCGGCGCACAAGATCGTCATCGAGAGCAACTTCGGCGACGGTATGTTCTCCCAGCTCCTCAAGCCGGTGCTGAACAACACCTACCCCTGCTCAATCGAGGAGATCCGAAACTCCCAGATGAAGGAGCAGCGGATCATCGACACCCTGGCCCCCGTCATCGAGGGCCACAAGCTGGTCGTCCACGAGTCCGTGCTCACCTCCGACAGAATCCCCCACGGGGAGGACTCGCAGGAGCGCCAGAGGGACCGCCAGCTCTTCTACCAGATGACACACCTGACAGCCGAAAAGGGCTGCCTCGCTCACGACGACCGCTTGGATTGCCTTGCGTTGGCCGTGGGCCACTTCTCCTCCACCATGCTCCTAGACGCCCATGCCGAACATCGCGCACGGGCTGAGGCCGCGTGGGACACCCTCGCTGGCGACAATAAGCCCCAGCACCTCTCATGGCTTCACAGTGATGTGACAGCCTCACCCTTCTCTGACCCATACTCATTCTGATGACCTGGACACCCTCCCCCGAAGAGAGCACCATCCGCGTGCGCTTCAATACCGAAGACTCCCAATTCGTAGTCGAGTCCCGCGTGGTCGAGACCGCTGGCAACCGCAGGTACTTCTCCGGCGGTTGGCTATCCCTGAAGGATGTTGGGCGCGTCACCTGGCGTAAGACTTCCTCCTACCCGTCGCTCAATGACGCCTGCGTGGACGCCTTCTTCTCGGCCGTTGTGGACGGTAGCGCCATCGAGTCCATCGACATCGGTGGCTACGATCCGCTGGGACCTGAAGTGACTGCGGTGCGCCGTGGCCTTCAGAACGTGATGATCTGACAGGGGGTGATTTATCTACATCGGGGGCGGGACCAAGGGCTAACCCCCGTTCCCGCCCCCGTTGTAAACCCTGTCAGGTTCTACTCTTACATCTACTCGTCGGTCAAGCAATCAAACCCAGCGATGTCATCCGCAAGGTCCGCAGCGCAGGCAATCTCCCCCAGGACAGCCATGTTGCCGAGCAGGTGCAGGGCCTCCACATGGAGGTGCGGCATCCAGCAGTACGCATGGTCCGTCAGGAGCGAAAGCTGCGTCAAGTCGCTCTCGTTGGCAACGTAGAGCCCCGTGAGACCATTGCGGATCTCGCCGGTCTCCAGACGGATCCTCCCGTCCCCGAGGGCCACGACCTCAATGTAGCGCCCCTCCGACTCGATCCTGATCTCGGTGCGTACACCGTATGTGTCGGGAATCACGCCTTGTCCTCCGGGATGCTAACCCACTCGAGCTCAAGCTGACCCGAGAAGGTCACGCGGATGTCGGGGACGCCTTTGGGCACCTCAACGGACCCAGAAGCCTCCAGGATGCGAAGCAGCTCCTCGCGGGTAAGGATAATGCGGGTGATGTGCTTGTATTCCATATCAGAGAGTGTGGTTTGCGTCGGACTGACGGGCGGTGAGCTTCATCCAGTTGGATGCGGCAATGGTCCCCAGGTTGAACCCGAGGGCATTGACTAGCGCCGTGAGGCCCCAGTATACGTCCCCGAGCTCATCGTGCAGCTTGGAGATGTCCTCATCCGTGAGGACGCCCCCGCGCCGCCTCGTAGCCTTCTGGAAGATCTCAGTGACCTCACCGAGTTCCCCCTGGAGCTCCAGGAGAGCCCCGAGGGCTCGATTGTCGTAGGGGCCTGCATCGGTCGGCCCTGCGTTCGCACAGGTCTCCAGGACGAACTCCTGGTACTTCTCTTGGCTCATGCGTGACATCAGATGTCCCCCATCTCGTCAAAGTCAACCTCGGGGTCTTCCTCGACCGGCGGGAGGTCAGGGTGCGGCTCCGGGGCTGCGAGCTCCCTGACGGAGGCAATGAGCTTCATGATCTCTCCGAGCATATCGTGGATGTCGTCGAGCCTGTCTTCGTCGGTGTAGTCGTTCATTTTGCTTGGTACTGGTTGAGGCCGTAGGCAGCGATGCACAGCGCATCGGCGATACCGTCTTGAGGCACCCTGCGTCCCTGGGGGATCAGGCTGATCTCGGGGAAGGTCAAGGTAGCATAGTCGATGGCTGCTTGTTTGTCCTTCTCCTCGAAGTTTGAAAGAATCTCCTTCTTCCACTTCTGGGGGGTCACAAGGGTCGTCTGGAGCCCCAGAGCCCCACAGGCCCCGAAGATGCCCCCGTAGTTCATCCCGAACTTGAAGGTCGAGGCGACACCCTGCTTAGGCATGGAGTGGACCCTCTCGACCCACACCTGTGCAGCCCAGGGCCTCAGAAGCTCCGCGAAGGCTCTCCAGTCGATCCCGCGCTCCTTACCGGTGCCCGAGATGGGCATCATGTACCCGAGTCCCTGGCGGCTACCACCGAGGGGCAGCACTGCGATCCCACCGGACTGCCCGGGGTCCACGCCAATGATGGCTCTACGCTTGGCTCTCATCTTCGTCCTCCTTGAGCAGGCTGTTCAGCTCCGCAAGGATCCCGTTGAGGGTGTCCTCGAGGTCCTCGAACCTCTGCTCCTGCGTCTTGAAGGTGATGTTCCCGTTAGAGCCCTCTGTGGGCTCCTCTGCGGGACTTTGGGGTTCCTGAGGGTCAATAGTCATGTTTGGTATCCAAGTGGCTTAGAGAGGCTCACAGGAGCTCTCAGGGGATTGTGGGGGCTCAGGCGTGCTTGCGGTTGTACAGGTCGAGCAGCAGGGCGTCGAGCTGGGTCAGGAGGGTATCACCCCCCATTCCAGCGCAGAGATCGGGGTGTCGGTCGTTTAGGAGGTCCAGGGCTATTACGAGGCACCGGATGTCCTCTGTGGTGAGGGCCACGCGACCGTCCATGTCTCCCTTGTGGTCGTTGAGGACTCTCACTGGTCACCTCCCCTCTCGAAGTCGAGGAACTCTTGCTTGATGGCGTCGAAGGCAGCGTCGGCCTCCTTGCGAAGCCTCTCAGCCTCGCCCATGTCTCGCTCGGTGCGCTCGAGGGCAACCCCGTCCCACCAGCAGGTGTGGCACTTCTTGTGCTCGAACTTGGCGACGGGGTTGATCTGGCAGATTCTACAGGTCTTCAT